CACGGTAAGACAGATTTGCTTACACATTTTGCTGTATGGCAGATATGTAAAAATCCAAACATAAGAATTATGTGGGTAGGTGGAAACGAAGATATTGCAAAAAATGCAGTAGGTGCTGTACTAGACCATTTAGAAAATAACGAATTACTCAATGAAGAAATAAACGGTCCAGGAGTAAAGTTCCAACCAAAAATCCGCAGCGGTAAGTCCTGGTCCTCTGGTCAGTTTACTATTGGTACCAGGACAGTTACCGGTATTAAATCACCAACTATGGTGGCTGTAGGTAAAGGTGGTAAGATACTTTCTCGTGACTGTGACTTAATTATTGCAGACGATATAGAAGACCACGGTACAACGATACAACCTAGTGCTAGAGAGCAAACTAGACAATGGTGGACAACTACTTTGTCATCTCGTAAAGAGGAACACACTGCTGTTGTTGTAATAGGTTCAAGACAGCACCCAGAAGATTTATATAACTTTTTGTTAGAAAACCCTGAGTTTGAAACAATAGTAGAAGAAGCACATAGTACAGAGTGTATATTGCCAGAAACAGACATAGAAGAACATCAAGACTGTATGTTGTGGGCAAGTAAAAGAACTTACAAGTGGTTAATGTCACAAAAGAATAATGCAGACACTACTGGTGGTAGAGCAATATACGAAATGGTATATCTTAATAAAGCATTTGTAGAAGGTATTACTATGTTTAACTCTGAAGATATAGACCAATGTAGAGATGTAAACAGAAGAATAGGTCATATACCAGCAGGTACGCATTTAATTGCAGGACTTGACCCTGCAGCTACAGGTTTCCAGGCTTGTGTTTTATGGGCAGCCAACCCAGACACTGGAGAATTGTACCTTGTAGATATAGAAAATGAAAAAGGTGGTGGAGTAATACAAGCTAAAAAATCTATACAAAAATGGTATGAAAAATATAGTTTGGCTCATTGGGTTATAGAAGAAAACGGATTTCAAAAAGCTATTAGACAAGACGAAAAAATTAAAGACTACTGTACTAGATTTGGTATTTATTTAGAAGGACATCAAACACAAAAAAACAAGTATGACCCAATTTATGGTGTTGGTAGTATGCAGCAGTTGTTTGAACAAAAGCTAATAAATCTACCATATGGTGACACAGAAAGCGAAACTAAGAGTAATATATATCGTAGGCAACTAATTTATTTTTCATCTGCTGCTAGTAAGGCAAGTAAGGCGAAAAGTTACAAATCAGATGTCGTGATGGCTAGTTGGTTTCCTCTAAAAGTTATTAGAAGATTAGGAAAAGAACGGCTAGCTGAGGTAGGATTAGATTATAAACCTAGTTTTGGAGAATGGAATATAAGCGATATGAACGAAAGCCCTTGGGGATAGAATGACACCAGAAGAGATACAATACGCTGTAACAAATTTACACTTTGACAATCAAAGTGCATACTCTACTAGAGGTCGTATTCGTGCAATTATGAATGGTGGACCTGATGGTATTCTTGCTTTACTAGGTGACCAACTAAAAGGTTTTGAAGATTATCAAATACCAGTACCTAACTTAATGATGTCAGGTTTAGAACACTTGTCACAAAAAATAGGTCGTATCCCTAACTTAAAAGTAGATGTACCTAACAATAAAGATTCAGATAGAGCTAGAGCTAAAGCAGATAAGATAGCTCGTATTGTAACTTCGTATGATGACACACAAAAATTAGATTTACAAATGCCACAAGTAGGTAGATGGCTACCTGGTTATGGTTTTGCTGTATGGGTTATTAGAGAAAAGAAAGGACCTGATGGTACGCCATATCCTTGTGCAGAACTTCGTGACCCTTACAACTGTTTCCCTGGTTACTTTGGTGCAGACCAACAACCAAAAGAAATGGCAATTATCAGAAGAGTACCTAAACAAGCATTAGCTAAAGTATATCCTAAGTTTGCTGACCAAATAATGAAAAAAGATGTAGTAAATACATTAGGTATTGGTAGTGCTTATGCTTCTGCTTATACAGATTCTTACAATGGTAGCTGGGCTAACTCAAATGGCGAAGGTGACTTAATAGCTGAGTATTACAACGAAGAAGGTACTTATGTATTTCATATGACTTCTGCAACTATTCTTGACTTCATACCAAACCCACTAGATAGTGGACCTGCGTTTGTTGTTGCAAAGAAATTTGCTTTTGACAGACTACAAGGACAGTATGACCAAATCATAGGACTTATGGCTTCTATGGCAAAAATTAATGTGATGTCAATAATAGCTATGGAAGATGCAGTATTTACAGAAACTAACATATCTGGAGAGATAGAATCAGGACAATATAGAAAAGGTAGATTTGCTGTTAACTATCTAGCTCCAGGTACACAAGTTTCTAAACCAGCATCAAATGTTCCTTATCAGATTTTTCAACAGATAGACAGAATAGAAAGACAACTTCGTGTTGGTGGTTCCTATCCTATAACAGACGATTCTCAATCACCACTTAGTTTTGCTACTGGTAGAGGATTAGAAGAACTTGGTGCTTCTATGTCACTTATGATTAGAGAGTATCACACAGTAATGTCTGATGCTATAGAAATGATAGATGCTAAAAGACTAGAGTGGGATGAAAAAATGTATGGTGGTAGTACAAAAGACCTTTCTGGTTACTATAGCAATCAGTTCTTTTCAGAAAAATATGACCCTAATAAAGATATACAAGGTGCATACAAGACTAGAAGAGTTTATGGTGCTATGGCTGGGTATGACGAGCCACAAAAAATTGTAACAGGGCTGCAGTTATTACAGGCAGGTATTATAGACACACAAACATTACAAGAAAATTTAGATGGTTTAGATAATTTATCTACAGTAAATAGCAGAATTACAAAAGAAAAAGCAGATAAAATATTATTTGATACATTATTGGCTCAAGCACAGCAAGGAGACCCTAAAGCAACAATGGCTGTTGTGCAGATAAGAAAAAATCCAGATGATATGCAAAACATTTTGGATAAGTTCTTTACTGCAGAAGAACCAGAAATACCAAATGCAGAACAAGAATTGCTTGGAGGAGGTTCCCTACCACCACAGGGTCCTCCACCAGGCATAGCTCAGTTATTACAAGGTATGGGTGGATAATGTCAATAAACAAAGATTTTGCAGAAATAGTTCATAACTCATTAGGAGACCTAGATGAAATAGGTGACAATATAATATTTCAAGAAAGAGATGATGCAAGAATATTTCAAGACCAAATGCCACCACTAGCTTTTCCTTTCGGTTATTTAATTATTAGTTCAACATTTATGTATTACGATGAGGATGAAGATGGTCAGGATTACTAAAAATAATTATAACGGTTCAAGTTTATCTACAGGTCGTAACTTTGTTGATAATACTAGAGGTATGATACCTGGTCTTACAAAAGGTGAGACATACGGCACAGGTGAAGATATTAAGAAACAAATACAAGAAGGTGGACCATTACCTAGTGATACAAGATTATTAACAGCAGCAGCTAATACACCACCACCCGCAATAGATAGAGCAACAGAAAGACAAGAAGAAAGTATTATGACCGGAGCTGAAACAATACAACCTGGTAATTATACAATTCGTAATGAACAAAATTTTACAATAGCTAGACCTGGTACAGAGTATAAAAATTCAGATATGGTATCAGCTTATGTACAATCAGGTTTTGATGACGATATTCTGAATATATTAATTAGAACTATCTAATGCTATATCCAGAATATAGCCAATCTAAAAAGGCAGAACAAAATGCTATTACTGATAAGTATTTGTTAGATAAACAAAAAGAAAAAAAGTTTAGTTCTATAACTCCACAACAAGCAGAAAACATAAAAAATTTAGCTACAACATATAGCTTTGCACCTGCTGGTTTATTAACAACCCTTGGTAAAAATGGTTTGAGTGTAGAACAAGCAGAACCTTATGTTTTATCATATGTAAATAATTTTGCTAATGATGGTAGAACAATTAGAAAAGATGCTAGAGACTATCAGCTATCTAATGCAGGCATATATAACTGGATGCAAACATTAGAAGCTGCAGGCAAAAAAGCTGCACTAGATGACAGGAATGTTTTTGAAAGAACAAAAGGACAAATTAAAAAATTTACTCAAGTAGCTAGCACTGGTTTTGCAGCTTATCCACAATTTGTAAATAGAATATTAAAAACTTATATGATTGCAAGAGGAGCAGCAATAGAAAAAGCTGTTGCTGAAGGTCAAGATATTTCATATATGAAAAATGGTGAACCTTACTTAGATATAAATAAAGCATTTACTAATCCTATATTTATGAAAGAGTTTTATAACCAAATTAAACCACAATACATTGGAGGTAAAGAAGACCTAACAAAAGATTTTATTCCTTTTTTTGAAGGTGGACCAGCTTTTGAAAAAGCAGGACCGTCTGCGTTAACAGTAGGTTTTGAACAATTTGGTGATAAGTTTTTTGATTTAAATACACCAGGAGACGAATCAGGATTAGGTAACAGTTGGTTTCCCTACTTTGGTAGTGGTTCTGAAGCCTGGGATGAATCAAACAGAAGAGGACAACTCTATGCTAAATTTAAAGGTTCTGCATTCTCTTCTACTACTGCAGCTCAACCAGTAACACCTGGTGGTTTAGTAGCCGGTGAGTTTGTTGATGCAAATACTAATGCTTATAGAAACATATCAGGATTTGTGGACGGTGTAATATTTTTAAGAACAGACCTAGCTAATAAGTTACAAGGTATATCTCAAAGCACAAGACAAAGATATAAACAATTTGGTCTTATAGAAGAAAAAGGTAGAGATGGTGTAACAAGATTAAAAACAGCTGATAGAGAAAAAGCATTTAATTACTTTATGAAGTCGGATGATGGTAACCAAATTATGAAAGCCTGGTCTGAAAACTTAGATGATACAAACCTTATTGTTAAAAGTTTTACACCAGCTATGTCTCAAGATTTAATAAGAGCAAGTAAATTAAAAACACCAAATCAAAGATTAGAGGCAGTGAGAACAGCGTTTCAAAGACACGTTCTCAGTGACCCTAAAGGAAAACCTGATATGCCACAAGGTTATAAATGGAATAAGACTGTAGAGAGCATAGGTCTTAATAAAATATTTAACAATATGTCTAATAAAGAAAAAGACACAGCAAGAAGATTATGGGGAGACTGGACACCTAAAGATACATTTGTATGGTCTAATCAAGAGGAAGTAATTGAAAATACAAGAAGATTTATTATAAACGCAAGAATACCTGCAGAAAAAGGTAACAGATTGTTAGCAAGTTTTGTTAACGCAACACTGCAGAACACAAATGAAGGTATAAAATATACAACACAAAAACAGGTATTTAATAAAATATTAAATGCTGCTGGTGAATCTATGGAAGAAGCTAAAGAAAGACCTGATGTTATAGAAGCATTTTTAGATATTACTAAAGGTAACCTTAGAGGCTTTAGTACAGAATCTGTAGGTAGCTATTGGATAAGTGATATATTGAGTTGGCATAATGTAAAAACAGCAGCTAATAAATTACTTAAAGGAATAGAAGGAGTATTTCCTGGTCAAAGAGCAAAGTTAGATGACTTAGGAAAAGAAATAGTAGTTGACGGAAAAAAACAAAAAGTACCTACTCCACACCTACCACAACAGTTATTAAAAGAAAGCATAACGGTACCTGATATGAGAAAAATAAGAAATAGTACAGGAAGAGTATCAAGAGGTATCAGAAATATGGAGTTAGCTTATGGTAAAAAGATAGCTCAAGGAATAGATAAATATTTTGACAAGGACTTAGTTGATACAGGATGGTTTGAAAAAAGTAGACTTATTGATTCACCTAGATTAGCAACACGTTCAATAATAAATTTATTGTGGGGAGTACAAAAAGGTATATGGACACCTTTACAATTAGTTACAAGAATTGCTTTCCCTGTAAGAATAACAAGTGATGGTCAAGCTAAATTAGCCGCTGATGGTTACCCTTCATTATTTAAACATCCTATTGAATACTTCGGTTTATTATTAGGAAAAAATAATAGAACTTTAGCAGGAGAAGTTGTTACTGAAACAGAAGGATTTTCAAAAGTATCTAGAGACAATACAAGAATATTTATAGGTGACACTGTGTTAGAAAATCTTAAAAAAGGTTATGTAGATTTTAACATTACAGATGCTTTTCAAAATTCAAAATTAAAAAAAGAATATTTAACAGCAGTTGCTGAAGAAATTAAATTGTTAAATCTTGGAGAGTTAACAAATATTGTTGCAGATAATATATTAAAAAATGTTGATGAAGCATCTTTAGCTAAAAGAATGTTTAGAGGAGATTTAGACGAACTAAGATTAGATTATCAAACAAACCTTCTTGACGATAATATGACACCTAGTAATGCTTTATCTACTTACGAAAAAACATTAGCTTATGTAGAAACATTGTATCAAAGGGTAAGAGAAGCAACTAATGACCCTGCTTTGTTAAGATTTATTGCTAGTGGTAAAGAAACATTAGAGATAGTAAACAAAAAAGGTGTTGCAGAAACTATAAAAATTATTGACGTACCACAAGGCAGCACTATAAGTGAAATGTTGCAGACAGTTAAAAGAGTTGCTGTAGATGATAAAAAGTTTTATAAGTATTTAGAAGATTTGTTTGATGAGCTTTCTCCACAAATAAGAGAAGAAATAGCAAAAGGTGGAGAACCAATGTTTATGGGATTTCCCTTAGTGCAACAAGGGAGACCTTCTATAAAACTTACTGACGTTAAAGAAGTACAAACACAAATTAAAAAAGTACTTGATGCTGCATTTACTGCATTATTTGAGTTTCCTGCAGGTATAGAGAGAGCAGCAAACAGAAGTCCTTTGTATAGAACTATTAGAGGTAAAGCATATGGCGATGGATACTTTTTGTTACCACCTAACTTACAACAAGAGTTTTTAGAAAACATAAATAAATTACCAAAAATGTTTTCTACAAAAATTAAAAATGACAAATTTATTAAAGGTATGGAAAAGTTTTTTGATTTAGATGCACTAAATAAATCAACTAAAGAAATAATTATGGAAGCTGTAGAAGAAGCTAAAACAAAAAAACCACCAGAAGGTGTAAGATTGTTTGAAAGTCTTGAAGAGTTAGAACAATTTGTAGATGCACGAGCATTGTTTATACACAACAACTTATTATTTAATTTATCAGAAAGAGGATACTTTGCAGATGTAACAAGGCTTATGTATCCATTTATGGGTGCTTATATAGAGCAAGTATCTACTTGGACAGGTGTGTTATCAAGAAACCCATTCTCTATAAGAAAAGCTGGATTAGTTGTTAATGGAGCACAACAAGCAGGATTTATAAACGAAGGACCAAATGGAGAAAAATATTTTACTTATCCTTGGATAGGTCCTGCAGTAGAAGGTAATTATTTTTATGACCAAAGTGACAGAATAAAAATAAACGCATCTGCTCCCTTACAGGCTGTAAATATGGTAACACAAGGTGAAGGACCTGGTGCAGGACCTTATTTACAAGTTCCCGCTGGTATGATGATACCTGATAAACCAGAGTTTGATTTACTGCAAAAACATTTTAACCCTTTTGGTGTAAAAGTAACAGATGCTGAAACATTAAAAAAGTATGGAGCAACTTATTTGTTACCAGCTTATATGACAAAAGCTATAACAGCTTGGTCAGAGGGTGAAGGTATATTTGCTGATGAGTATTTATGGAATACACACGTTGTGCAAACTGCTAAAGCAATAGCTGTAACAGGATATTATATAGATAATTCTGGTCAAATTGTAAATGTTATGAATGAAGCGGGTGCTATAGACCAAGATAAATTATTAGAAGGTGCAAGAATAGTTGGTACAAAAACTTTATTAGTCAGAGCTTTTGACCAGTTTTATTTACCCGCTGGCTATTCATATGATTATAGACTCAGAACAGATGCAGAGTTATTAAATGACTATAAAGAAATATTTGGAGAAGATGTAGAACTAGGAATAGATGGTGAAGGGTTTTTAAGATTTACTGCCGTTATGTCTGTGTACAACAATTTAAAAACAGTATTTGATGGAGATGATGAAGCAGCAATATTAGCTATGACACAATTACTAGGAGCTGATTGGTTACAAGAAGGCGAAGGAATAGAAGCATTAACATATTTAACAAGAGGTTCTAGTTACAACGAAGCAGGTATAAGAAGTACAACTGAGGATGGATATAACTGGGAAAGAACTAACTCTAATTTAGAAGAATATATACCAGACGTATTTGGATTATTTGCACCTGCACCTATGCCTGGTGCTGATTATTCTTATGAAGCAAGATTTGACCAATTAAGAAAAGGTAACATTGTAAAACTATCAGACAAAGAATGGATAGAAGAAACAGCAAAAATAGCAGGTAGTCGTATGTGGTCAATAATGACTCTAAGCAAAGAAAAAGAATTAGGCAGACCTTTAAGTAACAGAGAAAAAGGTGAAATATTTCAAATGGTAGATACTATGTTCCCTAATTGGTATGTAAGGTCTATAACATTATCACAGGATGTAACACAATGGAATCAAATAGAACAAGCACTAGGTATTAATGTAAGAGGTCAAGATAAATTACCAGAAGATATATTAAAACAAATAGAGGCAAGTCCATTGTACAAACCACTAAAAGAGTATATGGATTTGAGAGAAGAAACATTAGTTGAAATAGGAAAAATAAAAGGTATAGATAACAAGTATGGTAATGTAGCAAGCCAACACTACTATCTTAAAAACACAATGTTGACACAACCTTATAGGAAAAACTTACAATTAGCTGGTGAAAGATTAGCATATCAGAGTGCAGAGTTTGCAGTATTTTGGAACTTAATAGGTTCTAAAGAGTTAAATAAAGAGTATTATGAAGATAGAGAAGGCAATATAATATCTGTCTTAGAAGAATTGGAAGATTAAATGATTACAGTATATGGACCAAATGGAGAAACAAAGAGAATAAATGCTAGGTCAGTAGTAGAGTTTTTAGGTAATAACCCTGACTATTCATTAGACAATCCTAAAACAGGTCTTATAGACGAATCTAAAAAATCTATAGATATGATTAATCAAGCACTAGCAGGAGAACAAGGTGCTATTGCTGAGAAAAAAGCAGAAGAAATTACACAAGATATAGCATTACAAACAGAGAATGGTATTTATTATTCTGGCATACCAAGCGTACTTCCTAATCCTAACTGGGATGGAGTTACAATAGATGAAAAGTATGTACCAGTACAGAACGCTTTTCCTGGTATTCAAATAATACCTAGTTATGAAGGTGATTTATATTTATCAGGTCCTAACTTTAACGCAGTAAATATTGGTAATATGCAAGAACTATTAGAAGACGCAGGATATTTAACTGGAGGTTACAATCCAGGACAAAATGATGCTGCTACTAAACAAGCTGTTAGAGCTTGGTTTGGCGATGTAAATGGTGCAAGGCTTAATTCTTATGCAAATGGTGGCAATATAAATATAGACCCTATGGAGTTTTTAGGTAATCAGATAAACAATAGATTTGAAAGCGAACTAGAACAAATAAAAGATTACACACAAGAAGTTATGCAAACTGTAGATAGAGGCAAGATGCTTAGAGATGGTGTACAAAAACTTGTAGGTAACAGAAGAGATTATACCAATGCAGAACTAGATGCTTTTAGAAGTAGTATGAATGAACTTGTAGACCAAGAAATAAAAAGAAATGAAGACATAGCTGTCTTTAAATTAAAACAAGAATTTGGTAAATTACCTGACCCACAAGCAGTTGCAGGTCTAGGTTTAGAGGGAGCAGAAGGAGCTGCCTTTATGTCACAAGCAGAAACATTAGCAACACAACCAGAGGCTTTTAGTGCAGCAGAAGCATTTATAGAAAAGTATGGACCAGAGTATAAATCCTTTAGAGAATATCCAGAAAGACAACAAAGAGCACAGTTAAACTTTAACAATGTCAATAGGTCTATTCTTGGTACTTCTATGAGGATTGATTAATGGAGGCTCAGACCTACACTATAGAAGATGTTATAGCAGCATTAAACGATGTAGGTTATGTAGATGAGAATGTAATTAATTACATCGTTCCTATAATTGCTTATGAATCACGTGTTAATGGTATGCCATTTACTCAAGATGCTAAAGACCCTACATCAGATTCCTGGGGTATATATCAAACAAACATAAACACAGAGATGGCTGCGATATACAAAGTTATGGTAGATGAAGGTGTTGAATTACCTGGTCTTACTAAAGAGCAAGAAACACAATTAACAACAAATGTAGTACCTGATAAAAATAATAATAACAAAATAGATAAAGGCGAAGATAAAAGAAATTTTACAAATGCTCAGAAAAAAGTTGTAAGAGAATTTTTAAAGAATGCTGATTTAGAAACGCAAACTAAAATTTTTAAAAATATGTATGACATAAAGGCTGGTGAAATTAAATCTGAAAAACTAGAAGATGTAATGAAAGAACTTTATAAAAATACTACTAAAAAATTTTATACAGATAAACAGCCAGAAGCAGTCAAATTTAAGGCTAAGATGGATAAAGAGGTAAAATTATATACCAAGAGAAAAATGGAAGATGATTACATTATGGAAAAAGAAAAAGTAAACCAAGAAGAAATAGATAAATTTAAAAGAATGGCTTCTAATCAAAATGTAAAACCTACTATTGACCCAACTGTTAGAACACCAAGAGAAATGGAATTTGCAGATAAGTATAGAACACCACTAGACCCAGCCTTAAATAGTTCATTGATAAATGTTTATTCAACATTGTCAAAGGCAAAGAAAAAAGCTATTGATTCAGGATTACAGGTACTGTAGTGGTAAAGGTATATAGAAAAGATTTAGGTTTTGGTCAAGGTACAGATGGTCAAAACTACTATGAGGTATCAGAAGAGAGAGCTAAAGAATTAGCTTTAATTGGTTATACAACAAATCCATTAGAAGCTAATGTTGGCAGAGCAGACCCTGGTGGTTCTATATATACAGGTGTAGATACAGCAGATAACTACGTAGATATAGATGTAACTACTACTCAAGACACTACAGCACAAACACCAGAACAAGCACCTGACACAGAAGTTGTAGATATAGACCTTATGGCTATACCAAAGGGTGCGGAGTTTTGGAACTATGAAGGAAACATAGCTATTGTGTACAGGATACCAGGAGACCCAAACGCTACACCGCTAAGATATACCTCAAGTCAAGAAGATTTAGTAGCTATCTTCGGTCCTATAGAAGCGGAGAATATAACATTTACAGAACCATCTAAAGATGATTGGGATAGAAGTTTAGTATTTGGTAACTCTGTAGAGTTGTATGACCCATCAATTATAGACCCAACTAGAAACCCTTGGGAGTCATTTGTTGGTGCAGTAGAAAAACAAGCAGCAGTTAGACCTTGGTTAAAGTCTGAAGAAATGTTGTATCTTTTAGCAGAGTCAACGCTAGAAGGTAGAACAGTAACTGATGCAGAGTGGGAATCTACAGAATGGTGGAGAACACATACACAAGCAGAAAGAGAATGGTTATTACTAGCACAACAAGTTAACCCTGATACAGGCGAAGTAATGACAAAAGATGCTTTAGAAAAAGTATATGATGACAGAATACAAATTAAAAACGCTATGGTTTCTGCAGGTATATTTAATTTATCTGATGATTTAGTTAACTGGGTGGCAGAGAAGTTTACAACAGGACAATGGTCAGGTACTTATACTGATGAGCAAATAAAACTATTAGCTGACCCACAACTTCCTGGTGATATAGACACAGGTATGCAAACATTTATAGACCAAGGTGGAGTTACATTTGATACAACTAGAGCTGGAGAACAACAAGTAAAAGATTTAGTTTCACAATGGTGGGGACCAGTATTCGGTGCAAATGTAAAAGATAGTCAGATAGAACAATGGGCAGGTATGTTACGTAATGACCCTAATGGTGAGATAAAACTTATAGATAAATTAAAAGCATCAAGAAAAAGTTTGTTTCCTGAGTATGACGAAGATTTAACTTATGAAGAGATAGCTTCACCTTGGAGAGGATTTGTACAAAATGCCTGGGGTCAGAATGTAGATGATGCCTCTGATGTAGTACAAGAAGTTATAAAACTTAATGATACAGTTAAAGCAGGACAATATTTATTTAAAAAAGGTTTAGAAGATAATGTAGCTAAACCTACACAAGAAGCATTAAAAGCTATGTCACAAGCATTTGGTCAAGGACAAAGAGGTAGAGCATAATGGATGAGTTTTTACAATTAGCTAAAAGTTTGTTTCCTTATCTACCAGACGAAGTAATAAACAAGTATGTAGATTATTATGCAGAGTCAGATAAAAATATTGACGTAGCATTAGGTAAATTAAGACAAGACCCTATTTATGACGATTACTTTCCTGGTAACAAGAGAGCTGACAGAACAGTAAGATATAACGAAGCGGAATACCTTGCAGTAAAAGAAAGCTATAAGTTATCTTTAGAAGATTTTGGATTAAACCCAGAACTATTTGATGATACTTTTAGCAATCTTATTGCTGGAGATGTATCTCCATCAGAATTTAGAACACGAGTTGGTGTAACATTTGAAGGTATTAAATCTAATATCCCACAAGTAAAAGAATTTTATAGTGCAAACTATGGAATAGATTTAACAGATGAAGCTATATTTGCTTCTGCTATAAAACCTGAGCTTGGTGAACAAATACTTAACAAACAAATAGCAGTATCACAGATAGGTGGAGAAGCCAGAAGAGCAGGTTTTGGAGATACTATATCATTAGAAAAAGCACAAGAGTTACAAGCTGCAGGTATTACACAAGCACAAGCTAGACAGTTGTTTCAAGAAGCACAATTAGAAGTTCCTAGAATACAAGAACTACAAGCTAGAGGTGGTAGAGAAGTACAAGACACTTTTGGTGTAGAAGAGTTTACAGAAGCCGCAGTATTTAGAAGTCCAGAAGAGCTAGAAGAAATAAGAGTTTTAGAAGCAGAAGAAGCAAGTAGGTTTACACCAATAACTGGACCTGCAAGAAGAGGTCGTAGAGTACAAGGTTTAGTAGAAGAATAGACTTGACATACTATATCTAGTGGTATAATAAAGTATAGCCTGGTAGCCTCGGCAAAAAATAGACGCTACATTTCCGGTTTATATCTGGCGTGTAAACTGCGTAGTACAATTCGCTTGTATCTGAATAGCCCAGAAGTGGCTGACAATTCTAGTTATTCTTTATTTTAATTTGTCGCCTATCGCATTATATTCCCAAGGATAATGCAGTTAGTAGAAACTTGGAGTAGGAGAAAAAATGGAAAACGAGATGAACGAAACAGTAGAAGAAGC